TTAGTTACAAAAACCTTAGAAGCTGCAAAGCTTCTTGAAGCAGCAAGAGTGCTTGATCAAGCTAAGCAACTAGAAGCCGCAAAAGCTAAAGCAGACGAAAAAGCTCGTGAAGTAGCTAGACTTGCTAAACAGCAAGCTGGCACAAAAAAGTCGTCAGTTAGAAAGTCAATACAGAAAAAGAATAAAAATTAAATTAAAATTATATTAAAGAAAAGCTGACTATAGAAAAAATAGTGAATCTACTGACTTTTACAAGATATTTATGATTATCTTGTGAGGATCTTGTGGCTATATTTGCTAATACGACAACACCAACACCGTTTGGATTTTTTGACGGAGAAACAGAATTTCAAACAGAGGCAGATAATATAGTTACATTTGTCAAAAGAAGATTAGGTGATGACATATTAAGTGTTGAGTTGACGAAAAAGCAAATCTGGGCAAACTTTGAAGAAGCAACATTAGAGTTTAGTTCAATTTTAAATCAATATCAAGCAAAATCACAGCTTGTGCAGTTTTTGGGTATGCCGACAACTGGATCAAGCGGAACAATGTCGGGATCAGAAGGAAAATATCCACGTGAAAACCTCGACTTCTTAACAAGATTTGCAGAGCCGTATGCACATGAAGCTGGAATAGGTGGGTCATACAATATGACATCAGGATCAATCCAGCTAGTAAACGGAAAACAAGACTATGACATCTACGCTGATTTAAAAGACTCAAACTCCAATTCGCTATATTCATCTAGTTTAAATTCACCAAAATCAAAGATGACAATTAGAGAAGTATTTCACTTCAGCCCACAGGCTGCATATAGATTCTTCGATACAACTTCAGCTGTCAACTATTTGAATAATGAATTTAGTTTTGAATCATTTACACCAGAAACTATCTTCTATGTTCTTCCAGTGTTCGAAGACATATTAAGAGCTGGCCAGCTTGATCTATCTAACAGAGTTAGAAGATCAAACTATTCATATCAGGTAATTGGAACAAAGATTAGAATATTTCCCACACCAACTGGGACAGATCCAAAAAATCTATTTATACGTGTAAGTTTTAAGTCAGATCCTTTAAATCCTTCTTACGGAGATGAAACAACATCCGGTGTATCTAATCTTTCTGATATACCCTTTGGAAATCTTGAATATACAAATGTCAACAGTATAGGAAGAAACTGGATTAGACAGTTTTCTCTTGCTTTGTCTACTGAAGTCCTCGGATTGATTAGGTCAAAGTTTGGAACAATTCCTATTCCGGGATCTGACTTAACATTAAATGGTGCAGATCTAGTATCTAGAGGAAGAGAAGACAAGGCAGAGCTAAAGTTATCGATTAGAGAGATGTTAGAGACAATGACATATGACAAACTTATGGAAATAGCAGCCACACGAGCAGAAAACGTAAACAAACAACTAAAATATGTGCCTATTGTAGGGCCCATATTCATGGGGTAGATGCTAAATGGCAAGATTATTCATAACAGAAAGAGAGATAAATTTTATTAATGACATTGCTAAGGAAGCAGTTAAAGATGTTATTGGTCAAAAAATATATTATTTCCCTATTTCTGAAATAAAATCAAATATTCACAGTGTGTATGAAGAGTCACCAGATAAGATATTTGAGAATCCAATATGTCTTGATGGGCTTGTAAAATACCAGCCCCAGGAAATTCGTGCAAATAAGTTTGGTAGCGAAGAATATTATACAATTGAAGCCTATGTTCAAGAAAGAGACTTGCTAGACAAAGAAATAGAAATCAAAGAAGGAGATTTCTTTAGTTACGGTACTGTATTTTTTGAAATCATTACATCTCCAGATTCTAACACTATATACGGACAAGTAGAGCACAAGGGGTTTATAACAATTACAGGCAAGCAGTCAAGAAAGGGACAGTTTATAGCTAAGGTATTTGGACCAACAGATGAAAAACACTCAGATCCAAATGCTGTTCAAGATTCATTCTATCAGCAAAGAGGGTTTAGCACGAATGCAGAGGGAGAAACTGGAGATGTAAGGGAGTTGCAAAAGAGAGGTGTTCTTGATGCACCACTAACCGGTCCTGGTGAAGTTTCTGAACAAGGTGATCCTACTAGAGTTGGATCTTCATTCTATGATGAGAGTTAATTATGTCAACTAGAAAGATTGATGATGGGAGTGAGGGAACTGTTCCTGATGATTTTTCATTACCAAGTTCAGGAATAGAAGAAACAGATGAAACATTATTTGATTTGTTTGATAAGAAGCTATCGTTTCAAGTAAATATTCAAAATCAGTCTACAAAAGTACCTGTTGTATTTTCAACTGGTGAAAGATTTGCGCTCACAAGAAGAAAGAGCCCAATAAGAGATAAGAATAACGCATTGATTTTGCCCATAATATCAATACATAGAACTGGAATAGACATATCACCTTCACAGAAAGGATTTGGAACACCAATTGCTGTTAGAGATCAACAGTCTTATATAGTAAGAAAAAGATTAAGCAAAAAAGATAGAAGCTATCAGAACATAGTAAATAAACTTGGAATAAAAAATCAAGATAGTGTTGCAGCAAAGAGTGGATTTGCAGATAGCACAGTGTACCCAGGAAATATTGCAAAGTCAGGAAGAATAGCTTCAAGAAGAAATGAAAAAAATATTACACTGACTAATGATCCTACTGGAGAATTATTACGAAATGATATTGGTAATAATATATTTGAAATTATAACTGCGCCATACCCTACGTTTATAAGATTAACGTATGAAGTCACATTCTGGACGCAGTACATGCAAAACATGAATCAACTATTAGAAATTTTATTTGCACAGTTTAGCGGGCAAGATCATGCATTTAAAATGACTTCAAAGTCAGGATTTGAGTATGTTGCATATGTTGATTCACAGCTTTCATCAAATGATAATTTTTCTGATTTTTCTGAAGATGAGAGAATAATAAAGTATTCATTTAATATAACAGTTCCAACTTATGTTTTTGCTCCATCATACCCGGGATTGCCGTCTCCATTTAAAAAATTCTATTCTGCCCCACAGTTTGAGTTTGGATACTATCAAGCTAGCACACAAGTTACAACTATAGATAAATCTGATGAAACTGTTGTAGATAACAATAAATTTATACTAAGTGATGTAAGTAATCTTAATGTCAACGGCGAAGAAGAAAATATACGCGGGCAAGGGAGCGAAAGGCTAGTAGACACCGTCACCGATCCCTTTACAGGTAAATCAGAGACAAGATTAGTGAAGGTATTAACTAGAAATCAACGCGCGGGAGAGACAGTTACTAGCTCTAGAGTTATTATTAATTTACAAACTACATTAGATTCTCCATCTGAATGAGATTTTTGATAGTTTGATCAATAGTTATAAGCAGTATAGCGCTATGCGGGAGATTAATTAATGGCCGAACAGACGTTTAAATCACCTGGCTTTTTTGAAAGAGAAATCGATCTTACTAAAAGAGAAGCCGAGGTTGTTGGTGTTCCTGCTGGAGTAATTGGTACTGCTGAGACTGGACCTGCATTTGTTCCCACAACTGTAGGCTCGTTTTCAGACTTTGAGAAGAAATTCGGATCGTTAGATCCTGATATGTTTGGACCCTATGCAGTTAGAGAATTTTTAAAGCATAGAAATGCGTTAACTTATGTTAGGGTATTGGGTGCGGGTGCAAATTCTAATTCAACTGATATATCAAATACAAGAAGTGCAGGTATCGTTAAAAATGCAGGATTTAAAGTAATTGGATCTAAAGTTACAACAGACAGCAGTCTGGGAAGAACAGTAGGCTCAGTTCAATTTATATCTGCTAGACACTATGTGTCAGCTACATTAGAATCTTCTGGATTTCCTGTATTTTCTGATAATGATAGTTATGGTATCCCTGCAGGCAATGATTCTGTGTTCCTAATTAGAGGAATGTTGTTTACATCTACTGGTTCAAGATTTGAGATACTATCAAATGCATCTGGATCATGGGCTGCTGGCGGCATGGTGAACAATGATGCAGCAAGCGTCGATGGAACAACTGGTGAGTTTAAGCTAGTCCTATCATCAACAGCCGGTGCTGGATTTGCAAATGATGAAGGCAATGCTGGAATTAAAATCTATACAGCATCACTAGATCCTGTATCAAAAAACTATATTGGGAAAATACTAAACACAGATCCAGCAAGATTCCAGACAGAGCAACACTTACTGTACGCACACTTTCCTGTTGAGGATGAAATCGCAACTGTTGAAAAAACAGTTAGTACACCAACAGTTGCATTAGTATCTGGTTCAGTTAATGAATCTGCAGCAGCCGGACTATCAAGTCTATCATTCCTTGATGGCTACGGAAGGTTTGATACAAGATATAGCGCTGCAAGAACAACTTCTTTCATATCACAGCCTTACGGTTCAAAAGAATATAACCTATTCCACTTTGAATCAATTTCTGATGGTGTAGTTTCTAATCAAAAATATAAAATTTCAATAAGCAACATTAGAAAGTCATCAGATCCCACAAATAATTACGGTACATTTACTGTAGAGATTAGAGGGTTCGAAGATTCAGATACATCACCTCAAATACTTGAGCAATATTCACTTTGCAATCTTAACCCAGCATCAAGCGATTATATTGCAAGAAAGATTGGTGACTTTAAGGTAGCATATAACTTTGATGCATACACTGAAAATGAAAGAAGACTAAGTGTTGATGGAAGATATCCGAATCTATCTTCACGAATTCGTGTTGTAATGGATATAGCTCTAGAAGAAGGCAAAGTTCCAGGGTCAGCGCTTCCATTTGGTTTTAGAGGATTCCCAGCACTAAAGACAAGTGATACATTAACAGACGGCACGACTACACAGCTACAAACTATCGGTGGCTTAACATCAAGAAGGCTAACTCTTGTATCAAATGATACAGGAGGGGGCTCTGCGTATGCTGCAAACATTTCAAAGCTATCTGGATCAATTCTTCCTCCTGTTCCTTATAGATTTAAGGTTACAAGAGGACTTGCAAGTAAGAGCCAGAACTTCACAGGTGATCACAGCACAAACGAAATAGTTGATGCAAGATACTACTGGGGAACAAAGTTTGATAGAGTTCCGCGGTCTGGATCAATATCAGAAGCTATTTTAAATGCAAA